ACGATTGAAACGGTTGCTGCCCAAGAGATGGTTAGGGATATGGTCACAAGACTTTCTACGAAAGAAAAAAGATTAATGCCCGGTATCTTCAAGGGGGTAAAACCCCCAGCTAGGGTAAAGAAAGAAGATAGATTAGAAACAGCACTTGGTGCGATTGTCAACTCAAAGAAACTTTACATTCAAAGGCACATGACAGAGTTAGTAGATGAACTATTTGAACATCCAAAACCAAGACATGATGATTTAATGGATGGACTCTACTATGCAGATTACTTTGCTAAGGCTCCAAAGAGTACAAAAACAAAACTAGAAAATTTAAATAATGAAAAACTAAATGACCGTAAGTTTGGAGTTAAAAAGGTTTATAACTGGATGACGGGATCAAGAGCATAATCATTATTGTTTTGTATTTTATTTTTTCGTAATCTATACTAAATTATAAATCCATATGCCAAAGTTTTCAAAAAGATCTAAAAGTAGACTTGCAACCTGCGATCCTCGCTTGCAAGAAATTTTCAATGAAGTAATCAAGTATGTAGATTGTTCCATCCTAGAAGGACATAGGAGCAAAGAAAGGCAAAACAAACTGTATGATGAAGGCAGGACTAAAGTACGTTACCCTAACGGTCGTCATAACTCTAACCCTTCTAAAGCCTGCGATGTTACTCCCTACCCTGTGGATTGGGATGACAGAGAGCGTCAAACTTTATTCGCAGGGTTCGTTATTGGTATGGCTCGCTCTATGGGTTATAAGCTGAGGTGGGGAGGAGACTGGGATATGGATTTTCACGTCATGGACAACCGCTTCGATGATTTTCCACATTTTGAGATAAGGGACTAATAATGCCAAACACAGATACAGTAACCGCCAAATTAACTCCGGGTGAATTTGTAATTAAAAAGAGTGCAGTAGATATTCTTGGAGTACCGTTACTAAGAAAATTAAACAACCTACCAGATGAAGGCGGTCACGATAACATAGATAAGTTATTATCAATGGCTACTCTTGCAAATGCTAAGCCTATGATGGGTGGTGGTCTTACAACCCCTAATTACGAAGGTGGTGATATGGTTGGTTATGCTGGTGGTGGATATATGAAACCAAAAAAATACCAAGATGGTGGACAAGCTTTTGCTGAACCTGAAATAAGAAGAAACAATCCTAACTTAGGCATTAATCCTTATATGAGATACGCAATGCTAGAAGGTCATCCTATGCTAAATGATCCATTATATCATAAATCAGATGCTTTGGTTGACAGATTGATTCATGGTGGATCGGAGATGCGTGATATAATGCCATTTAAGGAACAAATCGCTTTTAAAGATTATGTAGAGTCTGGACAGGGAAATGCTAGAGATGAAATGTTGCTGAGAAAATTAAAAAAAGCACTTCCAGCACCCTCAAGGGTAAAGCAAAAAGGGGCAGCTGATCTTGCAAATTTAAATTTTTTAGCTAAAAAAGGTTACGATATAGAATTACAAAAAGAAAACCAACCTATGGATGATTTACGAAAAGCTCAACGAGACAGAGATGATATTCTATTTAATATTTTAGATACTTCTAGTTTTTTTAATAAACAAAATGGTGGCATGATAGGCTATCAAGATGGTGGTGCAGTTCAAGATGATGCTATGATGCAGCAATTTTTACAGCAGCAACAAATGATGCAGCAACCGCAACAGGGTGGTAATGGATTTGTGCCTTTCGACCAAAGAGAGCCGGGTGCAGCAGCTAGTGGTAGTTGGGGAAAATCCGGTGATTATTATAAATCTTTAAAAAATTCCAGAGATAATTTATATAAAGGTGCAGAGCAGTCAAAGATTGATAGTGCTAAGCAATCTTTAGAGGCTATTAAATTAGATTCTTTAATACGATCATTAGGTAAAGAGGGAGTATTGATAGAGAGAAAACCAGAAGGTGGTGGGTATTTATTTAATGATTTACCTAGCGGTAGAGGGTTGTGGATATAGGTATACTGCAATGTCAAAAATAGACAAAGACCCAAGAGCACTATACAATGAAGAACTACATCGCCAATGGAGAGATGCTCGTTCTGATTGGGATACAGAGTCTCGTAAAGATATTGATTTCTACCTTGGTAATCATTTTAGTGCAGAAGAGTCCGATGAGCTTTCCCAGAGAAATCAGGCAGATATACCGATGGACAGGATATCATCTGCTATTGAAAAATTTAAAGCAGTATTAACATCAAGAGCACCAGCATTTACAATCACTCCTAGAGAGGATTCAGATGTTCAGGTAGCTACATTATGGAGAACAATCATTGGTTATATCTGGCAGATATCTGATGGTGATTCCCAGATAAAACAAGCAATACATGATTATGCAACGACAGGTATTGGCTATCTATATGCTTATATTGATGGACAATCAGACTTCGGTAGAGGGGATGTAAAGTTCACTTATATTGACCCATTCAGGGTCTATACTTCGCCTTCATCCCGTGATCGCTGGTTTAGCGATTCTGACGGAATTATCTTGTCTACTATACTAACCGGTGAACAAGTGCTGAACCTCTACCCTGAATTAGGAGATCAAACAGATCCAGAAACTGGAGAAGTAATACCGGGTATTATTAATGATATATCTGGATTTAGTTATGACGATGAAGATTACCCTGCTTCTCAAAACAAAAATTCTATTACTGCTTTTACTCCATCTGATGTAAAGGATAAAGATTATTTTGAAGTTAAAAAGTATCAGATATTAGAAAGGTTTTATAAAGTCAAAGTTCCATTTTATCGCTTGATTGATATTCAAAGTCAAGAAGAATCTATTTTGTCTCCTGATGAGTATATGGAATTTGCGGAGCAAAATGCAGAAGTATTAGAAAGTGGAGCTTTTCAAGTAGTTGAGGTATTGCAAAACAGGGTGAAGGTTTGTGCTACTCTTGGAGAAATAGTTTTATATGAATCTATTTTAAATACAGATGAATATCCAATAGTCCCGTTGCCAAATGTTTGGACAGGCACTCCATATCCCAAGAGCGATGTCTCCCGTGCTAGACCAATGCAGCGACTTTTAAATAAGCTGTGGTCATTGGCACTCTCTCATGCCCAAGCTTCAGCGGGACTAAAACTATTAGTTCCTCTTGGCAGTGTGGATGATGTAGGGCAGCTTGAAAAAGACTGGGCGAATCCAAACGCTGTAATAGAAGTGGATTCTTCGCAAGGGGAACCTCATTATCCAGCACCTCAACCACTCGCTGGTGAGTTCTACAAACTGATACAACAATCAGAATTTTATATAGATTTTATCTTTGGTCTGCCAGAAATGATGCATGGTTTTGCTGAAAAAGCACCAGAGACTGTCAAAGGTACAGAAAGAATGATAGCATTAGGCACGGAAAGACCTAAGTCGAAGTTGAGAGATATTGAATTTAGTATGAATAGACTTGGTAAAATTATTTACAATCTCTCTAAGGGACACTATACTTTCCAAAAGATTTTTAGACTAGCACAACCAAATAATAACATAACAGAAGTTATGGCAAATTATTATACAGATGTTAGTGGTGCTGTGTTGGATATGAAAAAAGATAGACATTTTTTAGACCAGCATGATATTCGGATTGAACCGGGTTCTACTATGCCTTCCAATAAGTGGGCAGAGTTGAATGTATATTTAGAAGCTTACCAAATGGGGATTGTGGATAAGTTTGAAGTATTAAAGAAGAACCCGGAAATATTTGACAAAGAAGGTATCTTGATGCGAACAGATGAAAAGCAGCAAATGATGCAACAAATTCAGGCTCTTGAAGAGCAATTAAAGACTTTGCAGGGTGACTTGCAAACAGCCCAGAGGGAATCTGTTAGTGACCGTAAGAAAGTGGAAGTGGAGAAATTCAAGTCCAGACTTGCTGAGGTTTCTTCAGATGCCAAAGCTGATCGTAGAGTTCAGCGTAATAAACTCGAAAACGAGGTGAAGCTCGAAGTGGAGAAATTAGCTAGGGATCTCGAAAGAGGTTCTAATGAAGTTGGTTCAACTCCACAGGATTAGAGACATCTTAAAATAAGGAGATAATATGAGCACATTAGAACAAGCAGAGGCTAATGTCGGTACTCAACCGATGGACAGTGAAACAGCATTCGTTGAGGATATCGTTAATCAAGAACCCGCAGGTACTGTTGAACCTATTCAACAGGAACAGGGGTTTGTTGAGCCTGCACCAGAGGAAACTATTTCAATAGACTATGAGTCTGAGGCAAAGAAGTTTCAGTCAATGTATGATCGGGCACAGTCCGAAAATCAAAAACTGTCACGACTAGAGCCACTAGCTCAACTATTGGAAACGAGACCAGATCTGGTACAGAAATTGCAAGACGGTATTGCCAATCAACAGAGTGCACCAGAATCACAACCCGGACTGAGTGAAGATGACTTCAACCCTTGGGAAGCCTTCACAAAACCCGGATCACAATCCAATCAGTATGTGTCTACTCAGATGCAGCAAATGGCTGGTGAAATGATCCAGAATGCGATGGCTGAACAACAACGCCAAATGCAAGCCGATATGTACTTAAACAATACGATGAGTACACTTCGTGATACTTATAAAATGTCAGACAACGATATAAAAGAGTTCATGGAGTTCTCAACGCAGCCCACAGAAAGGGTAGGTTTAGGTAATTTGGTAAAATTATGGCGAGATGTCAATGGCAATTCTGTTGCCAATAATGACACAGTAGAAGCGGTAAGTGCAGCGAAACAAGCTCCCCGTACAGCTGGAGTCCTGCAAGGTCAGGCTCCTGAAAGTCCAAAAACAGACCAAGATAAGGTTTGGGATTCGATTATGAGTACGGGTAGTGGAACGGCACTTCCATAATAATAACAAATAGTATGAGGAAAATAAAATGGCAATTTCATATAATTCTGGAACATTAAAGTCCAGTGACGTAACTGCCTCTTCAACCTCTGCTGGCGTAGGAACCGCCCCGGATCGTAGACGGTTATATAATTTCGGAGACCGAGTAGCTGAATTAGCTCCTGAGGAATCTCCGTTTTTCGTCTATCTGAGTAAGGTTGCGAAAGCTCCTACCGATGACCCAGTATTCCGTTACTTAGAGAATCGGAATAAAGTAAACTGGACTGATCGTGCATTTTTATTAGCTGCGGCTGTAAATAGCGGATCTGCTGTATCAGCAGGATCTTCCTATTCATTCACAGTTGATACATCTGGTGGTGCTTCAGTTGACTGGCTGATCAAAGGTATGGTATTTGTTGTAAACACAGTTGACAGTACAGCTGGTATTGGTCATACGATTGTTCGTATTGACTCCGCTGTATCTGACTTGGGTTCCACATCTTCTTTTACTGGTAAGATTATTGATGTTTCTAACTCTAATGTTAGTGGGTACAATGTTCTTGCTGATAATGATAGTTGCCAAGTAATTGGTACTTCATTTGAAGAAGGTTCTGGAGCTCCTGATGTGTGGTCAAGCGAACTTGAAGATAATTATGGGTATACCCAGATCTTTAAGACCGCTGCTGAAATGACCAATACAGCAATAGCTACTCGTTATCGTGGATACGCAGACGAATGGTCTCGTATTTGGGCAGATAAACTTCGTGAGCACAAGGTTGATATTGAGAGGGCAATGCTATTCGGGCAAAAAGCTCGTGTAGGTGGCATTCAATACACTGAAGGTATTGTAGGACATATTGTGAAGAACGTAAACCCATCTGCTTCAGATGCGGCTCTTTCGTATACTTCTGGTAGTTCTTACTATCGTACAGCAGCTCAATCTGAGTTCACTTATGATAGACTACTTTCAGACTTAGAAGTAATCTTTGACCCCGCTCGTGGTGGATCAAGTGATAAGCTTGTTCTTTGTTCACTACCAGTTATCACGTTTTTTAACAAACTTGGTAGCTCAACTTTCTTGTCTGGTTCTTTGAACCATGCAGCAGAGGGTAGTGCAAGAACACCTTCACAGGCTTATTCATATAACTTTGATTCTCGCCAAGGTGCTTTTGGTCATTCCATTATGGTTATTGATACCATACATGGTCGCTTAAACCTAGTTAAAGAACCACTGTTTCGTGGTATTGCATCTGGGTTTATGCTAATGGCTGATATGAGTCAAGTTGCTTATAGACCACTTGTGGGTAACGGTGTGAATCGTGATACTCATGTAATATCAAATGTTCAATCAGATGATGAAGATCTAAGAAAAGATATGATCTTGACCGAAGCTGGTCTTGAGATTACTCTTTCTGAGTCTCATGCTCTGTATAACATTGAATCCTTATAAGGAGGTATATTATGAGATCAGATTCAATTAATGCTTCAAGTGGTAAGTACGGTGGTGTAGCAAAAGGTGTGGTATTCGTACCAGACGCTGCTGCATATACCGTATCAGCAAGTGATAATGGTAAGATTCATGTAATGCCTGATTTAACAGCGGATTGTACAATTACAATGCCGACTGAGGCTGAGGGACTTAGTTACGAGTTTTGGTATGGCGGCACAGCTGCTGATGCACAGGACTGGATAATTAAGACCACTGGCAATAGCAATTACATGATTGGTGGATTAGTTGGTCACGATACAGATAATGGTGGTGATGATACCGCTGTTATTGATTCGGACAACGATAGTAATTCACAGCTAACTATCTATACTCCAATAGCGGGTACTAAGGTAGAGATGGTTTGTGATGGTGTAGTATGGTATGTAAATGGTCATGTCATTTCTGCAACTGATACATTCCTAGCATTTGCTGACCAGTAGATTTCCGAATAAATAAGGAAAACAGTTTATAGTGCTGTGGGGAGAGTCAATAAAAGGCTTTCCCCAAAACTATAAAGGAAAAATTTATGAAAAAGAAATGTATACATTGCAAGCACCCGAATGAAGAAGGGTGGTTTTACTGTAAAAGCTGTGGTAAAAAAGCTTCTGTAAGTCCTTTTACTACAAATCTATATATGATATCAGATATGGGTAAAAGAACTGATGTAGAACTTAGTGAGCAAAGTATGGATCAAAACATAAAAGAAATGAATGAGAGGACTTATGCCTAAAGTTGGTAAGAAAAAATTTAAGTATACAAAAGCTGGGAAGAAAGCAGCAAAGAAGTATGCAAAAAAAGCTGGAAAGAAAGTAAGTTACGGTAAGAAATAATGGCTACTTTTGAAGCACAGGTGGAAGGTTTAACAAGTTTATCTATTGATGGTAGTAGTGCACCAACACAAACTGAATTAACTCAGTTTTTAACAGATGGTGCTAAGGAAATATTAAATTCATTACCAAAGTCAAAGAAAATGTTATATGGTACTGCAACCTCATTAAATGGTAGTAGTACAAATTTAACCATAGGTGGTTCTGAAATATTTAATGTCACTAGAGATGATGGTACAATTAACCAGCCATGTAGAAAAATATCTCCAGAATTAAGTGGAAGAGCAAGTGACTCAGGTGATATGATAGCAGCTACAACGACAGACCCAGTTTATTACATACAAAATAATATCCTCAGTGTAATACCAGAGCCTACAAATTCTAACAATGCTCAAGTTCAAACACTGGCTTATCCAGCGGTTGCTTATGGAGATTCTTCAATAACAAGATTTCCAGATGAAGCTGAGTATCTTGTTCCTTTATATGCTTCAGTAAAATCATTACAAAATCTATTGGGTAGTAGATCTTCTAACTCAGACATAACAACAGCATTAACAGCTATTAATACAGAATTAGACGAAACTATATCTATAGCAGACAATGTACATACTGAGATTGCTCTTATTAATTCTTCTGCAGATAGTGCTTTAGTAGAAATAGGGTTAGCTAATACAGAGGTAGATAAAATGGCAGCTGAGGGAGCATTAGATAATGCTGAGTTAGATAAAGCCACTTCGGAAATTGGTGAAGCCGCTACCCTTGTTGATAATGCAATAGATACTGCAACGGCTGCTATGACTACAGCTGCAGGTAGAATAAATACAGCGGTTCAACTAGCAAATGCTGAATTTGATAAGTCGGATACAATGCTTGACTTGGGTGAGGCTGATACAGAGAATGATGTAAATACAGCATTAACAGCAATTAATACAGAGTTAGATGAGACA